TCAGCGAACAGACGGATGGCACGCGAAACGAGGTGAAATGGTCACCGCCTCTGAAGTCTATGGTGTGTTTGGATCCGACTCTGCCCGGCGAGAGGTTATGATGCGAAAGTTAGAACCGCGTCCTCCTGGCGAAGGGCCAGGGATCCCTGCACTGCTGTGGGGCACGCGATTTGAGCCAGTTGCCAAAAAGATCTCCGAGGAACGGACCAAGTGTACTATTACGGACGTGTCGTGTGTCCAGCATCCTATCCACAAGTTTCTAGGAGCATCACCGGACGGACTGATTGTATGCGAGGACCCGAAGCGATACGGCCGATTGGTAGAGTTCAAGTGTCCGATTAGTCGAATTGAGAAGCCAGAGATTCCTCCCGGATACGTGCACCAAATGCAGATGCAAATGGAATGTACGGGGATTGATGAGTGTGAGTATGTTGAGTTCCGATTCAAGCAGGTCAACTACTCGGAGTGGACAAAGACGGACAAGCCCAAGGGAGCCTTTACGGTCTACGAGAGTGGCAAGGTGGTTTACGACGTTGAGATCTACGAAGATGACACGCAGGTGATCTACTGGATTCTCAACGGTATCAAGGAGGACTTTGTGCCGAAGGATCCGAACTGGTTGCCGAACCATCTGGAGGGCCTGCGGTCGTTCTGGAATGAAGTTCTGGAACATCGCAAGAATGGCACGAAGCCAGAGGAGAAGAAGGTGGCTGTAATTAGCATGGACATATAGATTTAAACGGTACATTCTATACGTGATCATGACGGTGACATTTGTATCTGCGTTCGTTGATCTACAAGAGGACAGATCAACAGAGAAATCCATAGAACGGTATCTCGCACTCCTCGAAACACTTACAAACGCAAACGTGCGTCTCCACGTCTTTGCAAGTCCCGATTATGCAAAGAAGATTCACGTGAAGAACGGAATAGTTGAGCCGATTGAGCTTTCGTCTCTGAAGGCATTTGTCGATGCTCCACAAGATGTGCCCAATACTCGGACCACTACGAAGGACACTCGAAACTATCTAATTCTCATGAACTCCAAAGTGGAGCTTGTCAAGCGAGCTATTGATTCCGGCAAACATTCCTCTACGCATTATGCGTGGATAGATGCTGGTATCTGCCACGTATTCAGCAATCCTTCCAGGACACTTGGCTACCTCTCTCTGATGGATCATTATGATATTCCGAATTCGTGTATGTTTGTGCCCGGGTGTGCCGATGTCGGCCACGCCAGTTTCGACATTATTGACTGGCGCTTCTGTGGTGGATTTTTCCTTGGAGATACGGCATCCATCCAGACCTTCTACGAGTTTTACGAACGATTCTATGCGTCTCTTCCAAAATTGACATGGGAAGTAAACGTGTGGTCGTTCTTCGAGACGAATGGATGGAACCCGTCGTGGTATTCTGCGGATCACGACGACAGTATTGTGTACATTCCGGTTGAGCGCACGCTTCTGCGCATTCCAAAGAACCCGGGCGTTCATTGGTATGGAGACCTTAGTAAGTGTTACGAGGGAGGCGCAATTGAATCCTATTTGAAGGAGTCGGTAGAGAGACAGTCCGCATATAAACAGATCCTCTTTGCACAATCCGATGGACTTGATGGGCCAAGATATGACGAACTGAAGGCTATTGCGCCCAACGCGATTATACCTGCTCTTTGTACGCGCGACCTTAACGCACCCGACATCCTCCTTCTTCCACTTGATGACGACAGCTTTCGACATGGTGTACTTGGCGCGATGCCTTCCCATACGATGGTTCCGTGGGACACGCGGCTGCCTATTGCGTTCTGGAGGGGAGGAACAAGTGGATATGATCGGATGACCATCCGTCGGAAGGTCGTTACGAAACTCATCTCCAACTCATCCTGCGATGTACGCTTCACACGTGGCGTCTCTGCCGCTTCCGATGCTGCTGTTCCGGACGAATACTTCGCACCGCATCGTGTGGCCATAGAACAACACTTCGCATACAAGTATATTTTGATTGTGGACGGAAACGTTATCGCGTCGTCTCACCAGTGGGTCTTTGGTTCCGGATCCGTGCCAATTATGGTAACACATCCGGGCAACGGGTATTGGTTTCAAAAGTATCTGGAGCCGATGAAGAATTATGTGCCCGTCTCATACGATCTGAGCGACTTGGACGAAAAAATTGAATGGCTTGTTGCTCACGATGTGGAGGCCCGAGAAATAGCAGACAATGCGCTTCGGTTAGCGAGGACCGTTCTTTCGTCCGAATTCCAGAAGAAGTATATTGATCGCGAGGTCCAGCGGATTGTCAAAAGAAACCCGACGATCGGTGTTGCGATTCCGTGTTACAAACCACACATTCCCAATCTAAAGGCATGCCTCGATTCGATTGAGGCACAGACCACCAAGCCAGATGACGTAGTGGTTGTATGTAGTTCGACTGAGCCAACCGATATACCTTCGGATTGGAAGTACAGCTTTCCTCTCCAGATCATCACGCGATCCGACAGACGAAACGCGGCCCAGAATCGCAATGAAGCCGCCTCTCATCTGAGGACCGAGTATGTGTCGTTTTTTGATGCGGACGATATCATGTATCCAACCCGGATTGAGAGATTGAAAACATGCGATGTAGACATTCTTCTACACGCCTTCACAGAAACAGACATGGTGGAAGATACGAATGCTACCTATATTCGCAACGTGTTGTTCCGCGCGCCATCGGGGTGTGCGGATTGCACGCATATGTATGGTGCGAAAATCCACCATGCACACGTAACATGTCGCAGGTCTATTCTTGAGTCTGTGAAATTTCGTGAAGAGCGCGAATATGAACCGCCGAGAGGAGGAGAAGACGCTTTGTTTTGCGGTGATGTCCTAGCTATGAAAAACATCACCAGCGTATACATCCCAGAGCCATTGTCCCATTACATGAGGCAGGGATACACCATTACCCAGTAACAGAATACTTGATAAAATGAAACTGTTTGGAATGGGATCCAGGATAGTTGTATTCACACCATCCAAATAAGAACAACCCGGTGTCCAGTTTCATGGGCAACGGCTGCCACACGCGAAGTTTGAATGTGAAGATCAAGTTCATAATAGCCATTTCATTTGAATAGGCCATCGGAAAGCGGTTCATTGTGGATTCTAGTTCTTCAAAGGAAGTCTGGTCCAGTAAGGATGTGTCATACACGAACATACAGTTCAGAAAGTAGTGATCATCCAAAATTGATTGCGGATACTCGGAGAACAACTGCTCCGTAGCGGCTGGATTGGCCTTGAAGTCCATCTGTCCGCGGAATCGCTTGCCATTGTCATTCAGATCGGAATCATCTGGCGCGAGAAACTTACCCCTCCATTCCAGATTTAAGAGTGGCTCTACTGGGTTAAAAACTCTATGACCAGCGTCCAGAAAAACAATGCGTTCCCAACGACGGAAGTACGTCTTGAACACCTGCAACTTATCCCACTGATAGAGCTTCCTGAAATGACGTAGATCATTCTCTGCATCAACGTAGATCGGGAACGCCTTGTGCTGCTCAATTAAGGCATCTGTATTGATATGCGACACATTGTATATTTCAACTCCGGGCAACTGCTCGGGATTGAAATCTACCGCGATAAGAACGACGTCTCCAGACCATCCGCCGTTTGATCGGAGTTCCTCTATCGTTCGGAGGGCTCTTGAATAATATTCTTTATCACAGAGCGTCACAAATGCAGTGCTCATTGCCTATACAATCATATTGGTTAGTGAATGTAAATTAGTGAGTGCGGGCAAGGACAGTGAGACCGTTACAGTTGGTATACTTCTCGCGAATCGTCCACTCCGGATGCTCCTCTAAAAACTCCAACACGGCAGGCCACAGTCCTCGGCGGATTTCTGCGACGGGAATGTCAAACTCTCGGCTCTGGGTCTCCGCATCAAACCCACATCGGATCGTCTCTCCGTTCCACTTATCAACCTCGGTATCGTGTAGGATGATGTACCTCTTCGCATGTGTGTGCCATCGGGCGAGCTCCCGCTTCAGTTGCCCGTAGATGTGCCATGTATCGATAAACAGCAGATCGGTATCCTCCATAGCACACTCCAGGTCGCTCATTTCATGGTACACGAACCGGACACCCTCTCGCCCACAATCCAGGTGAAATACGTCAAGTCCGGCACTTCGCTCCGGATCTACCTGGACAAGTTTGCACTCGGGACGACCCACCATAGCGCTTGCGAAGGCATACGAGCTAATTGCTCCGCGAACACCACACTCTGTAATATGGGTACATATAGACGCATATCCAGCCAGCGTTGGAAGATGCTCGCTAATGTCCGACGACTGCTTGCTCAGCTCGGCGCACTGAGACACGAGGTAACTCATTTGACATCCTAGGTATATTCAATGTAAATGCTACCCGGTAGATGGTTTATACCTGAATCGCTCTAATGCTGCCATCATACACCCAGCCTTTGCGACAACCGGCACGGTCTTCTTGGAAAACTTTACATTCCATTCATCAATTGTGTACCCACTTCCCATGCTGATATTACACCGACCGCAGATGGGAATCAGATTATCCAACGACGTTTGACCACCTTTGCTTTCCGGGATGTTGTGTCCACACTGGAAATCAAATGCGCTAATATTGTTCTGACACCACACAACCTTACACTTGCCTTGGAATACCTGCCCCATGTCTTTCAACCAAACTTGCTCACGAAGAGCCTTGGGAATCTTGCCTTTTTTGTACACCGAGTCCATTATAGTTTAAACCACGAACGCTCTATATTGGTTCACCTGGAACGGGGTCTCAAACCCAACCACCGGTCCAAGTGAGTACGGTGCCGGATCTACGTGGTTGGTTGTCTGCCGATGCGATGAGTCCTCCATGGCCACCGTCTGCCTCACCTGGGCCTTATCAAGGAACTCGGGTTGGAACCGCTCGCGAGATTGTAACAGAACGAACGCGATCACAAGAATCGCGGCTGCGAGGAAAAGCCAGTACTTCATTGTTTAGAGTCCGTGAAAAAACGTATAGCTTTCTGTCTAACTCAGAGAACAAGTAATGGAGGACAAGGCACTAGAGATTATTCGGCTCATGGTTGGTCGCCGAGGACTTGACATGAAGACAGAGCGTGTGATTACCGATGCGATTGAGAAGGTCAATCTGTATACGGTAGGTGGCATCCTCGTGGTCTTCAGTCAAAAGGACAAGGGACTGCTGGAGCGCGACATCAAGAACTTTGTGGAGTTCGCTTCCAACAATGACTATGGCACCGGTCTCATCATCGTTGCCCTCATGCCGCCGTCGGACAATGTGCTGAAGACAATCAAGAACATGACCAAGGAGCAGAACATTCAGTTCTTCCACATCCATCAGTTGAAGTTTGACATTACGACGCACCGCATGGCTATGCCCCACCGTATCCTCAAGGAGGACGAGAAGCAGGCGGTTCTCAAGCGATATAACATCACCAAGCCCGAGGAGCAGCTGCCGTGGATTGACTCACAGGATGCGATGGTCAAGTGGATTGGCGGTCGTCCCAAGGATGTGATTGAGGTGACACGACACAGTGATGTCGCAGGTCGTCAGCTCTACTATCGCTGGTGTGTGCCAGACGTAAATATTGCCTGAGAACAATGGATGAACTCAAAGCAAAATACCAGAGCCAGAGCTCCGAGTATGACAAGCTAGTAGAGAGCGCAGTGGCTTCGCGGGACATATCCCAAATTCCAAAAATCAAGGAGCTCAATGCTGCCCTAGCAAAGACGCTGAATGCTATGATTGAGAAGTTGACCTTTTTGAAGAAGGATTCACCGAACCTGAAACTTGAGCGTGATGTGCTTGTTCAGCGACTCGGTCGCATACAATACGAGTACAGCGGTCTTCTCGCAAACACGGATAAGCTTGAAACTCTACGACGGATTCGCCAGCAAGAGAGTGTTGAAGGAGATCGCTGGCTCTACTGGTATATTTCGGCGTTTCTTCTCCTCTCGTTGATTCTGATTCTCTACCTAGTGTTTTACGGAAAGAGTGAGGCGACCGCGGCGATCGCGAGTGCTGTCCCAATCACACCCGCCTTGACATAATATCCCGATGTGTCAATCGGTATTTCCTTGTCTGCCAATCGTTCTGTATCCAACTTGTCCTCCATCTTGGGGCCCTCCTTGCGAACCTTTCGGATCTCCTCCTGCATCTTTGCCAGTTCCGGATTTGTCTTGGAATAATCCTTGACAAATTTGTCAACAAATTGCGAGTCTTTCATCGCCGCTGCTTCCAGCGTGCCGACATAATCATCCAACCATTTCTGTGCGTTCTCGGCCGCAATCTTGTATGCCGAGTTCCCTGAGACCTTGTATTCCACCATGTTCTTCTTGAACAAACCAAGAACAGTATCAAAGTCCTGTGCCATTATCTTGTTTGATAGTAAACAAAATGCCTGTCGGATCCTACTTAGAACTCAGCACACCCCGTCACGTAAAATTGACAACTTCTGCGGGCGAGCACACTCGGTATGTCCGGCTGGCAGCCCAGATCGCACCATACATCAACGATGGAGTTTCAGCGGCTCCTCGCCTTGGCTGGAAGTCGCCTGCTCTGTCCACTGAGGCTCGGCTGATTGCGCCCATCTACGGAATCCTCAACGGATTACTTCCTAACCGTAGATAAGGGAAATGGGTAACTTAAGTTCGTGTCCGGCTGGATTTGAATCTGGAGTATTTTTGTCCTGTCACGCACAGTGTCCGGCAGAGTTTAAGTATGCGCAAGAGGCCGGGACTCCGCCCACGGAAAGATGTGTTCACGTGGCACGAAACAACCGGTTCGTAACACTCCAGTCAGTGCCTGCTCCCCGGCAAGGCGAACCTCTACCAGCTGCCTATGCGACAGAGACAGATCGCGTTGCGACAGAGATCGCAAAGGTCAAGGGTCTCATCAAGGCGGATGAAGCAGAGGAGAAGGCTCTGGGTATGCTTCGTGATCAGAAGTTCGGTAACGAGAGGGAGTACTCTCGCATCCAGAGCGAGTATGCAAACTTCAACCAGTACACCGAGAATGCGAAGGCCGTCAAGAACGTATCAGACAGTCTCAAGCCTATGCGGCCTCCTACGGCACCGAGTTCAGAACTAGAGACTGAACGAAGGAAGATCATTGACGCACAAGAACCGTATTTCCTTTTCATTCAGGTCGCGCTTGCTCTCATCGTAACGGCACTTGTCGGCTATATGATTCTTCCCGCTCAATACGCTCATGGAATCGCATTTCTGCTATTGTCCATGGCGATCTCTTTCGGTTTCTTTCTAAGGAGATGAGTAATGGGTATAGGATCAAGTATTCCGGGGGGACCGGCAGGGGCAGCGCCAGTCTTGTCGTTTCCAAAATGTCCAACACCGTTTGAGAGTTCGGGGAACCTGTCGTGCGTTATGCAGTGTCCGACAAATCGCGGATTTGAGAGGACCAACGCGAACGGCGGGTTCAAATGCGCATACAAGGCAGATCCACAGAATGCCGTGACGTTGAGCACTCTCTCGGCGGTGATGTTTGTCGGTAGCACAATGAACGATCTCAAGACAAAGGATGCCAAGGCGTATTCCGAGTTCGTGAAGGAGCGAGACCGAGTGAACAATGAACTCTCGGTTCTCTATGCCAACCTGGACAAGAAGCAGAAGCTCACCGACGCATTCACATCGCTTCAGTCGGCTGAGAATGCGCGAGACACCGCGCCCGATGCGTATCAGCAGGCTCGCACGCTCTACTATACTCTGCTGAAGGGCGACGCGTGGAAGGAGGAGGAGAAGTCCAGAATCTCCAAGGCAGAAGTAGATCCCCTTGTGAACAGGTACAAGACGAACCGCGACTCGGCTCTCAACCAATACAACAATCAACGCAAAACAGTGGAGGTTGTAACAGGCCTCAAGGACAAGGTGTTGTCGCTCAAGGACGAATTCAAGTACTCGGTAGATACCTTTACGAAACAGCTTGGGAAGGTCAAGAATGCCATCAACATGGAACGTCGCGATCGCCAAACCGAGACCGTTGTCAGCCCTTGGTCGTGGCTGGATGTTCTTCTCAATCTCGCGATCATATCAAGCCTGATTTATGCGGTGATGGTGCTATACCCCAAGGTATTCCGGAAGCCCGAATTGCCAACCCAGACTATACGTCTTGTGCGGTAGACATTGATATCAACAATCTACGAAAACATCAATGGAGATCACGGATCCAAGAACTGTCGCAGACTTTCAAAAAGCCACATTCTGTGGACATCCACGAGCACATGTTGTGAAGGTTCTCCTTCAAAATATCCAGCTCGGACACGCAGATTACGCTTGCTATTGGTCGTTAGAGCTATTGTGCTCTGGATTGGTTCATACCCTTTGGATGGCTCTTTTTGAGGGAGCCGCACTTCACGTCAATCGGGCTCAGCCACGCGTTTTTCTCTACTTGGCCGCAGCGTATGAGAGGTATGCCTCTATTGAATACCGATATGCTGTTCGTGAGATGACGACGATCCGCAACAATATGGATGTGCGTCAGATGATCTGTTCCGCTGCTGCTGCTATCTCAATGTGTCGCAAGAACAAACTACCTAGTTTGCCCACCATCAAACCGCTTCACGACTTTGATCCAGTTACCATTCAGGAGTCTTTGAAGGCACCCTCTACTCTGTTTGGCCGGTTGGTACTGAGACGCGATGACCCGATGACAGTCGCAGTTCCGATGAACGAATTCGTGTACTGCCTCCGTCAGGATGTCCGCGATGTGACCAGGGCTCTCTACTGGATGTCGTGGGTGTATGCGTTTGCTCGCGAACACAAGAAGCAGACGAAGCAGCCACTTATCTTTGCGAATAGGTCTGATGAATACGTATCTGTGGCACATGGAAATCACGTTGCCTGGATCTTCTGGGACGCGATTCAAAAACAGACACAGCCTGCTGCGCGGGAGTATATTGACGTGCTTTATAGAATGTATGGTCTTCGTTGGTCGCCTGCGGACGCCAAAACTCGCCAGGCACTTATGATCACAGCGATTGTTCTTGTGTGTGAAGGCCACACAATAGACTCAAATCCCGTCACAGGTGACTCGCTGGCGATTGCGAATGTGCTAAATGGTATTCCGGGATGGTTAGATGCCATCAGCCGCATGCAGAAGAGTTTTTCCTCGTAAAGACTAAATGAACATCAAATTGAAGGCCGCTCTCACCGCAGGACTGATGTTCTTCATCATCTCCCATCCCTTCGTCTATCAGTTGGTTGATAAGGTTAGTATGGGACTCTTAGGCAACGTTGCCTCCCCGGCAGGCTGCCCGACAAACTGGGGTTTAATCGTTCACTCCATCGTCTTTGCTGCGGCCACGTTTTACGGAATGGGTTTGTAAAACGTATCCTATGCGGAGTAGGACTCCATAACATACTCAAAATGATCCCCGAAATCTCCGCCTCTAAGGTAGCGGGTTTTATCGGACTCCACAAGTATCAGGACCCTACTGAGATTGCCTACGAGCTTCTCTGTAAGGATCTTGTCGCAAAGACTCGCGTTGCCGAGATTGAAAAGGAGTATAATCTTCGTCCGTATTCCAAGCTGGTGAATGAGATTCTTCGCGAATGGCCCATCATGGACATTGTCCAATCCGGCATCAAGGCTGCTCAGCAGACGACCAATGTACAGGGTGTTCTTGGGGAAGTTGAGCTACAGGCCGGTCTGGTCCTAGATCTACGCAAGGATACGTACCCCAAGGAACTTCGGGCACGATTGGTCCAGGAGGTGCGCGGTGCGGTGTCTAAGCAGCGTGGTCTAAAGAACGAGGAGGCGATCCTAGACACCTACGAGGCTGCCAAGGATGTCAAGGTGACGGAGCGGAACACAAAGACGATCAAGAAGGACTTTGGGACCTTCAAGCTGGTGGGTCGGTGTGACGGCTATGTCGCAGCAGAGAGTCGCATTGTAGATTCCAAGGACCGCACACGTCTGTGGCCGCAGGTTCCGTTGTATGATGAGCTTCAGCTGCGTTGCTACATGAACCTGTATGACGCGAAGGAATCTGAATTGATTGAGCGGTTCCCGGACCGGACAACGCGTCACACCAAGTATATGAACACTGCCGACAAGTGGGATGGAATTGAGTCAGCGATTCGGCGTGGAGTAGACAAGCTGAATGCCGCACTTCACGATGAGGAGGAGCTAAAACGTATCATTTTCGCGAACGGCGTAGCAATTCAGTAAATGGAGATCCAAATCCTGTCCACGATTCCGGAAGAGTGGGCAAAGAAGGGCGGTGTAACATACGAAACAAGGTTTATTTACCTCGGGTTCAGTCGGTATGATACAGTTCGGAAGGTTCTCGCCAAGTTCACATCCGATACCGATCACATTCACTACTCAGAATCGGAGTGTACTGTCAACGTCTTCTCACGAGGCTATCACGCAGAGTTTGCGCGCGTAACGGTGTATTCAGAGTCACCTCGGGTGTGGTCTGAGGAGTTGGGTCCTGGAGAGATTCACTTCTTCGTCCAGCAACCAATACAGGTTGCCTGAACCTGTCCAAGAATCGGGCTCTTGGAAGCCATAACCGCGGCCTGAACAACCATCGGGATTACTGTATCAATCGTATGAATCAGATCCGATTTTTCCTCTAGGGACTTGTCCGACTTGCCAACGGTAACGCGAAGAATACGCTGAAGCATCTCAAGCTTCTCCTTGCCTCCGAGTCCTGCCATCATCTCAATCTTCTGTGCCATGAAAATACACGTAGGAATGAGATTATCAAGGTCAATCTTACCCTCAAAAACGTGGAGGATTGCGTCGGCCTGTTCGTGAATAGGGTTGGTCTGCATTGCGGTTTGTTTAGTCTTCACAAAAGATCGTAAGCAAACAAACATGGACCTCCAGGAGATCTTGTCGGTTGCCATCGGCACCCTTATTGTTGTCGTTCTTTCGCACTTCGCTGTCTTCTGGGTGGTCCGGACACTCTACCCGCCGCAGAATCAGACGGTGTACATGCCGGCACCCGTTGCGCCCGAGCCCATGCCCGTTTTCACACCGCCGGCGGTAACAGAACAACATGTTACACTTCCAACGTATGAGACGGCTGTACCCGCTGAGGCCCCACGCGAAGAGAGGAAAGGACCCCCTCCCGCTGAGAACACCTCAATACGCCGGGAGCCCGGGGTGGATGTTCCTAACGCATAATGATTTCGCCGAGCCGACGGCGATCTTTATGGACAGCAACGACAAACCGACTGTCGTCTCTCTTGTCCTGGATGAGCGTGTGTTTTCAGACTCAGTGCTTCGTGTCACGCGGTTGTCCAAGGATGTATATCTAGTCTGCGACATCCGCTATCTGAACGGAAAGTGTATTTATGAGACGATGTCATACACGCAGCGCCAGGAGAAGATTGCGGAACTGCTGGATCTTTTTCATTACCCCGACATGGCCGCCTTGATTGGATACGATGTCGTTCCAGAGGATACCCCGATCCGTGGGTGGGAGACGTATGATGACATGCCAGGGACGATGGGTGTATTTATTCCCGCGGATGAATAAATGGCTGGTTGTTCAACAATGGGCGGTCGTCGCCACCGTAAGAGCAAGAAGGCTAGTCGCAAGACACGCCGCCGCCTGCGGGGCGGTAACTTTTATGGCCCCACCGGTGCGATTTCGCCCGGCGCGATGGAGTGGGGTGCGGTCTCCAATGATGCGTATAGTTCCGCCACGGGTGCCAATCTTGGACCTGACCCCGGTGCGCCTGCTGGCACGGGCGGTCGTCGTCGGTCTCGCCGCGCCAGCCGGAAGTCCAAGGGTAAGAAGAAGACCAGTCGTCGCAAGATGAAGGGAGGTGCCTTCTCCCCCGGCAACATCAACTCAGCCAATACGGGATACGGCTATTCCAGTGGTGGCAGTTCGTGGGCCTCGGGCTCTGGTTACCCGGTAACAACGGGCTATGCCGCCAATGTAGGTGGCGCACCTATGGGCGCAGATGGCGTCCGTTCAGCCTAAAAACCGCATCCGCATACACATACGGCATATAATCCGGATCGTTGGTCACAATTCGCGGTCCGCCGTGTACCATGGTTGTCAAAAACATCTGCTGAACCTCAAGCTTCAAGGTATTATACTTGATCCATTCTGACCATGCATTGTAGATTGTCAGCGTACTTGATAGAAGCGCAAACAGGTCCGACTGACCACACAAAACCAAAAAGAGAGTTATGATTGGTGCGATGATCATTTCGTTAAACCGCATGATTGTGTCTACCCACGCTGGAGACGCACACTTATTGCGGAGTCGGATATACGCTTCTGCTACGTGGAACGGATTACTCGGCATCTGCCTTGATTGTAATTCCGCTGCCTGGAAATTTGATCTCCTTGAACGTCCCCGACTCAATGTAGATGAGGTTGGTCCTGTTGGTGACGTGAATCAGCTTCAGGACGAGATCTAGAGTGATCTGGTTGCCAGGCACGAGGAACTTGTTGAAGGTGCGCGTGAGATCAATCTCCGTCTCACGATCCCCGACCCAAACCCATGGGCACTTTGCGGGAATGTCAAACGGGCTGGCGGTCCACTTCTTTGGGATCGGATCGCCCTCATATGCCACCACGCACTTCTTGTGACCGTGGGTGTCCACCCACTCTTCAACATACACACAGTCCTCGGGAACTCGCGTGTCAATCTCGTCAAATGAGCTGTGCTCGTTGTCGCCACAGAGATAGTATCGTGACTGAGGATTGTGCTTCGGGACATTTCTGTACTTGTACTCAATCCACTTGCCCTGAACAAACACAGCCCCCCGACCAATGCCGGAAAGGACCGCGAAGATCACTGCGAGAAGGAAAGCGTGAATGTCGTGAATAGAATACATCTTAGAATACTACCTAATCCTTTTTAGATTTGAATTCCGTTTTGGCCGCGGCTTGGCGGGCGACACTGTTGGACTGCTCGGGCACATCCTGCTCGCGCGCATCCTTGTCAGTGAACTTCTCTGTCAGCTGACCCAGGACCTTGGCATCAAACTGTGTTCCGATGGCGATGGCCGTGCCGAGCGCCGTGATCAGGAAGGGCGCCGCCACAAGGAACCACGACACAACCCCCAGACCAATGCCACAGAAGGTGTCAAGCACCATGACCGTTGCGAAGCCAAGAATGACCTTGATGGTGAATGTTACCCACATTCCCAGTGATGCGTCCAGTCCAAGCTGGACAACTAGGAAGATCAGATAAAGAAGCGCAGGCGGGCAAAGATCTTCAATGAAGCGCATTTATGTTCTCCGGAGAAAATGGCATTTACGGAATCTGGCAAAGATACAAAATGTCAAGTGAACAGGATGCCATGGATATTGCGATGGGTTTCTACGAGCACAAGGACACCGAGAAGTTTCTAGCAGAGTGCGCTGCAAAGGGCGTTGTCGTTCACATTGCCGAGGAGAAGCCGGACGAGTTTGTGGATTATGTGGTCGGCGGCGTTATCCACGTTATCCGCTTTGCCAAGCCCGGGAAGCCTGTTGCGATGACGGTTCGTCCGGTGGTTTAAAGTCAATATACCATACATCACCAATGGAGTGCCTTCGTCAGACATATATACATATAATGAGCTGTTTCAGAACAAATGGCAGGACTCATTGCCGATCTTGCCAACGTAGATATTCAGACGGCGGAGAAGGCGCTGGAGGAGCACAAGGAAGTTTGGTTGGCGGTGGATGCCCTCATGTTGAAACCGGTAACAGCAGGGGACAAGTATATCCCACCCAAGCCGAAAGTCAATACGGGACTTACTTTGGAACAGCAGACAATCTGTGAGCGTGGTCGTTGGCTTCAAGACCGAGTTAACGCTGTATTCTCAGTCGCCCATTCAAAAACGCTACCCCAGCCGGACGACCTACCAGCGGCTCCCGCACCTTCCCCGGTTCTGGTTGGCGAGGCTTCTGTTCCGACGATTGAGGAGCAGCTGACTGGGTTACAACTGGATGCTGACGAGAAAATGACTCAACCAGACCAGATATCTTCGCAGCTTCCGTAAAGAGATTCATAGCAAGAATGTGCTGCTTGGACTGTTCCGA